AACTCGACATCGGGTGTGTTCTCTGTATCGGTACTGCACTGGTGCAAAGATGGGGGCAAGCCTGTGCTCAAACCTATCGAGTGCATGGGGCGTACACGTGACGAAGCAGTGCGACTGTGGAACAGACGCGCTTAACTAAACCATAAAAGGAAAACGAAGATGAGATTCAATACATTCAACAGCGTGGTGGCATGGTACGAACAGACCAAGCCTGTGGTGAGTAAGCATCACACAGCCGCAGACAACATCCGACCCATCGGTCAGCGTAACCGCAAGTGGGAGCGCATCCGCAAAGTGGACGAGGAGACCTACCTGTTACTCGACGGGTACTACGGCTCGACTCTGTTCAATAACAACGGACGGGGTGATGCACAGTACGAACAAGAGATGGCACCCGTCATGTGGAAGCGCGAAGCTGATGGTGATTACATCTATGTGCGTAACGGCATCGTGGGTTCCGTTCCGTTCTCACGGTTTCAGTTCTTGCGGTGGCACCTGCCTATCAACATGGGCTTTGGGTACAACCAACAAGGCAAGCACTGGATACGTGCCAAGACAGCGAATGGGTACGAGGACTTCCCCTTGCCCAAGACTAACTACAAGTGGGACTACCAACTTAAACAAGCAACCAAGGATGACGGCAAGCGCCTGAAGTTTCGGGTCAATGAGGATGACACGTTTACACGTGTTGGTGACGCATTCAAAGTAGAGGTAACAACTGTGGACAAAGAACTCAAGAAGCAATGGAAGGCAAGCATTGATGCGTTCTATACGCAAGCGGCGGCGTTGGCACCCATGATCGACACCACGTGGAACGGACGCCATGAGTACAGACAAGTCATCACCGAATGGTGCAAAGAGAATGGCTTTGATGCTCCGTCATACGGTGGTATCAATCAGCTACCGAGCGCACTGGTTCGATACATCGTGGAGCAAGAAGATCATCCCCTGCGTGTCCCGCTCATGGCATTGGTCATTGATGACATCGGTGGCAAGCGCGTCATCGAGAGCAAGGAAGACTTGATGAAGATCAGGTCAGCATATAACCGCCTGATGAACAAAGCATTGGGCATGTACGAAACGAAGGAGGTGTGAGATGGCCAAATCAATACTGACAGCACCACAAATAACACAACACGCATTGGGCATCCTTGAGCAAGAGATGTATAACAGCACGCCGTACTCACTCGTGCAAGTCACATTGAAAGATGGCACTACGCAAGAGATCATGATCAAGATCAACCCGCGCAATCTGCATGACCTGTGCGATGACATAAAGAAGTACGGTTCACTGACCCTGACCAACGACGAGAGCGGCATCCTTGTGATGGCCGATCAGATCAAGCATATCAACATAATGAAAGTAACGAAGGAGCAACCATGAGCTACGACCACACACGAGTAGATGATATAGAGAAGAAGACCAAGGCTTTGCTGACCCGCTTGGCTGAGAATGTTGTGACAGTCAATGACGGCGACCCGCCCATGCACATGGTGGACGGCATCCCTGTGGTGCCCGAGTTGGTACAGTTCTGTGCTGAGGTACGCAAGGTCAATCGCCATGTGAAGTTCGGTGTATGTAGGAAGATCAAGCACAGTTGGGGCAACGGCTTCAACAAGATGCAAGAACTCTATGCGTACATGGACGGGCACACCTACGCCACGATGAAGGTCGGGTACGGTGACTACTCTGTGAAGGGTGGTGGTGACAACAAGTACATGGTGTATGCACGGATGATCAAGAACGAGAAGTTCCGTGAGGACAGCGATCAGTATCACATGGCAACGGCGGAGAACATCGAACGTGCGATGAAGAACGTAAAGAAGTACATGCGCCCGTACTCACCCATCGAGTGTGCCGGTATGACGTTCGACGAAGTTCGCAATCGGTTCTCATCGGTTGTGCAAGGTGTAACAACTGAGATGTACCAAGCGCGTGGTGGCGTGATCGAATCAGCGCACCTGCGCAATGAGTTGTTCCACATGCTCGACGTGGGCTACGAGTTCTTGTCCGAGGAGTTCCGCGAGAAGATCGTCAAGTGGCGCGAGAAGTACCATGAAGACCAAGCAAGTAAAGGTCGTGCCCTGCATGCGTACTACGTGGGTGTCCGTATACACCGCGAAGAGATGGTGTGTGACGTGATCGAGGTATTGGATGCCAACAAGCGTTCGCGCCTTGATACCCACATGCCTGTGGTGACATACAAGATGGAGGAGTTGCCCGAGCACATCGGTGGGTGCCTCGCCGCATTGAGTATGGTGGAGGATAATCACTACGTAGACAGCGTAGGCTTGCGTATTGACAGCGCAACCTTTTGGGTGCAACGATGAGCAAGCTGATCTACAAAGCAACCGAGCGGTACAGCGTGGGGTGGACTGACCCACGCGCAGACTTGGGTTGGCAGACAGTCGAGCCGCCTGACAAGACAGTACGTAGGATACTGGATGGAGACATACTCCCTGAAGATCAAGCCGTTGCAATACGAACGGTGATGAAGTATGACGTACAACACGCAAACGCAGGGCGGATGAGCATGGTAGATGTAGAGATGCACGATGACAACGTATACCGTGTGAGCGTCTTTCCCGACGGGATAGATATTATCTGTTTCGGTCTTTCAAGTATTGACTCAGGCATCAACGGTCACTATGATCGGACGGACGATCTACCTGAATGGGTAAAGGAACGTCTTGCTGTGTTAATGATTACGAGTGGTATACCGCCAACACAAGAAGTGGCGGGTGTCGGTCGTCGAATATCAAGTCATGTTTATTGGGTGTACGCACCCGAGACTACATCTTGATGCGTTGGTACGTGCGCTTCACGTACCTAACTTTAAAAGGAAACGAAGATGAGAAAGAAACCAAGCACATCACAGCGCATTCGCTCACTGATTGATAGCGGCTACAACAACAAAGCCATTATCGAAAAGATCAAATGCAAACCGCAAGCTGTGTATAACATCCGATACCAAATCAACAAGGCACGTGGCCTTGGCTCGATTGGTGAACTGCCGAATCCTACGAACGGCATCGGTGTGCCGCCTAAGAAGCGTACGCGCAAGATCAGGGCAGGGGAACTGGCATCAATGCCCCCGACCCCCGTGATCAACCCCGCACAAAACGTGTACCCACAAGCAAGCGAGTGGGAAGACCGACACTTGCCCATCACCATGGTCGAGCCGCCTACTCTGTGGCAACGTATCAAGGGGTGGTTCCGTGGCTAAACTTCCATACACATACACAATCTGCCCCGACCAAGAGACACCGAAGAAATTTACAGCAAGCTGTAAAGACATGGGGGAGTTGCTACGGCACAGCCCCAACGGTGACTTGACCATCAACCAAAAGCGCACAGCAACATGGGACGCATGGTCTGGCAATCACATGGGCTTTATCGAGGAAGCGTTGCACGAAATAGCAACACGCGATAAAGGAAAGCGCCGTGGCTGATACACCCGAGGTCAAAGTCAAGAAGAAAGTCGTGGCGATTCTCAAAGAACTCCGCGCCTATTATTTCTACCCTGTCACTGGCGGGTACGGCGGCAGTGGGGTGCCTGACATCGTTGGGTGCTACCACGGCAAGTTCTTTGGTATTGAATGCAAGGCTGGCAAGAACAAGCCTACACCATTACAGCAAAAGAACTTAGACAGCATCAAAGCCATGGGCGGCGTTGCGATGGTCATCAACGAAGACAACATTGACCACGTACGACACCTACTCGGTGAGATGTAATGCGTAAACGTAGCAAGTACCGACCCAAAGGGGTGATCATGAATCCAATCGCGTACGTGATGGAGAGCATGACCCCCGTGGCGAAGCACGACAACTTCTTAATCGACCTGAAGATTAAGAACCACATGGCCATGACCAACCTGACGCAAGGCAAGGCAACACGTGAAGACATGGATACGCTGATACCCATGGCCAACTTTGTGGAGGCGTTGTATCGCATGGGGTTTGGTCGTGACTACGCAACAGAGGTGCACAAAGGACTTGATGCGTTGCATGCAGTAGGCAAGCGCGGCGCTGAGAGTGGGCGGTTTATCCTGCGGTCTGAGGAGATGAGAGCCCTGAACACCCTGATGGAGTTACACGATGCACAGATGGACGCGATCACAGTCAAGGACATGGAACGTGCATTCAAGATCGTGGACGAGGAATATAAACAGCGCAGGATGCGCCCTATTGTGGAGAGGAAGCCATGACAGATGATGAAAGAAACCTTGACCTTATGGTCGCTGAATTAGAAAGTGAAAACAGATTGATGAGGGCACGTAATGAACGACTGCAACAAGAACTCGACCGAGCACTTGATGACAACGCACGATTCAAAGTCACACTGGAACGCATCATTGCCGTATCCAAGTTGGCCTTTCGGGACGGTGTGCCCGAAAGAGTTGGCGAAGTGGGGACGCAAGCACAAGATACAAACATTGGATGAATACGAGGAGGCATTAATATGAACGCAGATGAAATACAAGCAGGTGGCGACCATTACAAAACTATGGAGGTACAACCATGGCATGTGATGGCGTCAGTGTTGACCCGAGAGGAATTCATTGGGTTTCTCAAAGGCAACATCATTAAGTACAGCATGAGGCAGGGCAAGAAAGACAGCCCTGATGCTGACAAGTGCAGACACTACATGCTGAAGTTGAATGAAGTGTTAGAAAACTCTTAACAACATAACAGGAGAACGAAGATGACAGAAGAAGCAACATTGCGTCACAACTGGCGCAACATGATCGAATCAGACGGTGGCTACTGCCCCGTGTGTGATCGGTGGGGTAAAGTCAACAAGGTCAAACTGACTGGCGGCATGGCGCGTTCACTGGCGTGGCTCGTGAGCGTATCAGCGGGTGCAGAGAACGGATGGGTCAACACACGTGACAACGTGCCACTGTTCATGTTGCGCTCGAACTCTATTGGGCACCTCAAGTATTGGGGTTTGGTGCAGTCACGTGCACCCGACTCGGAGAAGGTCAAGACAAGCGGTGTGTGGAGAGCTACGCTCGATGGGCATGACTTTGTGCACAACCGACTGTCAGTGCCGTCACACATGTTTGTCTACAACGATGCAGTGGTACGGACAGGCTTGGACTTTGTGAGCATCGAAGATTGCTTCACCGAAGAATTTGATTACCGCGAAGTGATGAACTCGTATTTCCCGACAACACAGGTGCAAGATGAACTTAATAACAATTGACTTTGAAACGTACTACGACCGCGACTTCTCGCTGTCGAAGATCACAACCGAAGAATACGTACGCTCTGACCTCTTTGAAGTCATTGGCGTATCAGTGAAAGTTAACAACCAAGAAACGGAGTGGGCAAGTGGAACACATCAACAAATCAGAGAGTGGCTTCAGAGCAATTTTGAATGGGAGCGGGGGTTTGTCTTGGCGCACAACACCCTTTTTGACGGGGCTATCCTGTCTTGGCGTTTCGGTATTAATCCTCGGGGTTGGCTTGACACTCTGTGTATGGGCCGTGCCCTTCACGGCGTGGAAGTTGGGGGTTCGCTTAAAGCTCTTACTGAGCGGTATGGGCTCGGGGAAAAAGGAACAGAAGTTGTTAACGCCCTCGGCAAAAGACGACTGAACTTCAGCGACGAGGAACTCGCACGGTATGGTGACTACTGCATCAACGATGTGGAACTTACGTATCAACTGTTCAACATCTTGGTAAAAGATTTTCCCAAGCAAGAGTTGCGTGTGATTGATCAGACCCTGCGCATGTTCATCGACCCCATGCTTGAGTTGGACGGCGACATGTTGCAACAACACCTCATTGGCATCAAGCAGATGAAGGAAGACCTGCTGACATCCTCGGGTGTGGACAAGGCGGAACTGATGAGCAATGAGAAGTTTGCTGAACTGCTCCGTTCGTTCGGCGTCGAGCCCCCAATGAAGACAAGCCCTGCCACGGGTAAGCAGACCTATGCGTTCGCCAAGAGTGACGAGGAGTTCAAAGCCCTTGCTGACCATGAAGATGTCAGGGTGCAGACACTTGTCGCCGCCCGCTTGGGCACCAAGTCAACGCTTGAGGAAACACGCACCCAACGGTTCATTGACATCTCTAAGCGCGGCAAGTTGCCTGTGCCGATTCGTTACTACGCCGCACACACTGGACGGTTTGGTGGCGACGACAAGATCAACATGCAGAACTTGCCAAGCCGTGGCAACAACGCCAACAAGCTCAAGAAGTCAATCATTGCACCCGATGGCTACACCATCATTGACGCTGACTCTGCACAGATCGAAGCACGGGTGCTGGCATGGTTGGCAGGGCAAGATGACTTGGTAACAGCTTTTGCTGAGGGCAAGGACGTGTACAAGAAGATGGCCTCGGCTATCTACGGCAAGCCTGAGTTCGAGATCACCAAAGACGAGCGGTTCGTGGGTAAGACCACAATCCTTGGCGCGGGGTATGGCATGGGTGCTGTGAAGTTCCAAGCCCAACTCAAGAACATGGGTGTGGATGTGGACGTTAACGAAGCACGGCGCATCATTGATATTTATCGACGCACCAACGATGCCGTGGTCAGGCTGTGGCGACAGGCTCAGAACGCTCTTGTAAACATGTCACGCGGTGAACCCGCACCTCTTGGTATCCGGGGTGTGCTTGAAGTGGCACCCAAAGAGACAGCCATCCGCTTGCCCTCGGGTCTGCTGATGCGCTACGACGACTTGAAGTTTGACCAAACCGACAAGGGTATTGAGTTCCACTACAAGACACGCAAGGGTCGCACCCGTATCTACGGCGGCAAGGTGATCGAGAACGTATGCCAAGCCATCGCACGTTGCATCATCGCTGAGCAGATGCTCAAGATCGGTAAGCGTTACAAGGTTGTGCTGACTGTGCATGACGCGATTGCTGTGTGCGTACCAGATATTGAGGTTGTACCCGCAACGCAGTATGTTGAGGAGTGCATGCGATGGGTGCCCGAGTGGGCAAAGGGTCTGCCTGTGAACTGTGAGTCAGGCAGTGGTAAATCTTATGGAGACTGCTGATGAGCACGATAAAAGGAACAGCGAATATCGCAGGTACAAGCACCACCCTTGGCGTTGACCACGCCTACGATGCGTATTCATACACCATGAACAACACGGCAAATCAAACGCTCAACTCAGTGCAGATCGGGGCGCAGAAACAGAACCATAACATCGTATTCCATGGGCCGAGCGGCAAGGAGATCGGACGCTTTGACTTTAACGGCGACGAGATGAAGTTCGACGGGCAAGCCGACACATCGGCTCAAGTGTTCATCGAGTGGGCGCGTAAGACGTTTAACCAACGGGTGTTGGAAGACAAGCGTTCCGTGCTCAAGGAGGTGATGGATGCGCTACTACACGAGTCCACCGGCGCACTGTACGAGGACGCAGAGAAACTTGCCATCCTGACTTGCTTACAACGGGTACGTGAAATACAGGAGCCGCTTGAGCCCATTCAAAAAGAAATGTGGGAAAACGCACAGGTAGCCAAGCAAGCCGTAACACCCTTGCAACCTCTCACACCTTGGAGTAGCCAACCATGATCAACGACGATGACGACATCCAAGACTACGTAAGCACAAGGCAGAAGGCGATGGCACGAGAGCACGATTACGAACGTAACTTACGCAACGCCACACTGGAAGAAGTCGCCAAAGAGTTTGACAAGATGCCCTTTGGGGACACCGCCGCATCGTTTGCGATATTCGTGAGGAACATGAAGAAATGAACAGAGAAGAAATTACCCGCATGGCGCAAGAAGCTGGATTTGTTGGTATGGATGGTGAACATGGAGGACTTAGACGCTTTGCCGCCCTTGTCGCTTCTGCCGAGCGTGCAAAGTTGCAAGGCCAAATTGAAACCTTACACGCCATGTACGAACTTGCAAGCAAGCAACGGGATTACTTAATGGAACAACAAAATGCGCAGGTAGCCGCAATGCGAGGAAAGATGCAATGACAGTAAAAATACCCGCATGGTCGTTCTCGTCCATCAAGACCTTTGAGCAGTGCCCAAAGAAGTTCTACCACTTGAAGGTTGTCAAAGACTTCCAAGAAGATCAGGGTGCAGAGCACCTGATTTACGGCACCGCCTTTCACGAGGCGGCTGAGTTCTACATACGCGACGACACACCCCTGCCCCCTCAGTTCTCGTACGCTAAGAGTTCATTGGATAACCTCAAACAGCGTGCTGGCCGGAAGCTGTGTGAGTACGAGATGGGGCTGACCGAGGACTTACAGCCGTGCGGTTTCAAAGACCCCAACGTGTGGTGGCGGGGCATCGCTGACCTGATCATCATCGAGGACGATGGCACGGCACGGGTGGTGGATTACAAGACAGGCAAGAGTGCCAAGTACGCCGACACCGGACAGCTTGAGTTGATGGCACTTGCCGTGTTCAAGCATTTCCCCGAGGTCAAGCGTGTCAAGGGTGGGCTGTTGTTTGTCATTGCCAAGCAGTTCCCCAAGGCGAGCTACGACCGAGCCGTAGACGAGCCCAAGCTGTGGGAGAAGTGGCTACGCGACCACGGACGCATGAAAAGAGCTTACGAGACCAACGTATGGAACCCCCGCACATCAGGGCTTTGCAAGAGGCACTGTGTTGTTTTATCATGCCAACACAACGGAAGGAACGATTAAATGCCATACACCAAATCCCCCCGACCCTACAAGGCCGAGTACCAAAAGCAGAAAGAACGGGGCGAACACCCCGACCGCATGGAGCGCCAACGCGCAAGGCGAAAAGTTGATGCCAGTTCCCCTGATGCGAACGGCAACGGCAAGGCCGACAAGCGTGAAGGCAAGGACATAGACCACGTAAAGATGTTATCCAAAGGTGGCTCAAACAAAGATGGGCTGCGCATCGTTTCGCCTACCAAGAACCGTGCCCGTAACGGTCATAGCACAAAAGAAAAAGGCGGGAAGAAACCCGCTTGACGCGCACTGCGCGTTCGGTTAGATTAGAACTTCGACGGCGACAAGAGCGAGTGGGACACCCACTTCGCTCTGTTATCCGTTTGCGCTGGAGAACGAATTGGAAATCATTGACAACAAAGCCCTGTTGTTGACGTTGCGTAACCCGCATCGCGTCACGACAGTTATCCCTAAAAGTAGGGAACTCCCAAACAACCAAGTGTTGGTGCATTGGGGGTTGGATGAGGCGCAAGTCCTCAAGAATCTGCGCGTGAAAAACGTGCCATCACCCATCATGGGACGCTACGACTGGCCCGGCCAGTACAAGCCGTTTGACCATCAGAAGACAACAGCCGCATTCCTCACAATGAACCGCCGTGCGTTCTGCCTTAACGAACAGGGCACGGGCAAAACGGGGTCAGTCATTTGGGCGGCAGATTACCTGCTCAAACAGAAACGAATCCGCAGGGTGCTTGTGATCTGCCCCCTGTCCATCATGGATTCAGCGTGGAGAGCAGACCTGTTCAAGTTCGCTATGCACCGATCAGTTGACATAGCGTACGGTGCCAAGGAGAAGCGCAAGGCCATCATCAACGGCATCGCCGAGTTTGTGATCATCAACTATGACGGCGTGGAGATCGTCGCCGAGGACATTGCCAAGGGCGGCTTTGACCTGATTGTGATTGACGAGGCGAACGCCTACAAGAACGTGCAGACCAAGCGGTGGAAGGTGCTCAACTCATTGGTCAAGGCTGAGACATGGCTTTGGATGATGACAGGCACCCCCGCCGCTCAGTCCCCCCTCGATGCGTATGGCCTTGCTAAGCTCGTCAATCCACAAGGTGTCCCCAAGTTCTTCACAACTTTCCGCGACATGGTGATGACCAAGCTCAACAACTTCCGTTGGCTTGCCAAAGAGACTGCAACGCAGACCGTGTTCGAGTGCTTGCAACCTGCCATCCGGTACACCAAGGACGAGTGCCTTGACTTGCCCGAGATGACCTACACCAAGCGCCGAGTCGAGTTGACCAAGCAACAGGAACGCTACTACGGCATGCTCAAGAGCCGCATGGTGGTGCAAGCCGCAGGGGAAGAAATCACGTCAGTCAACGCCGCCGTGAACATGTCCAAGCTCCTGCAAATATCTTGTGGTGCGGTGTACTCCGATTCAGGCGAGACCTTGGAGTTCGACATCAAGAACCGCTACAACGTGCTGACCGAGGTGATCGACGAGTCCAGTCAGAAGGTGCTTGTGTTCGTGCCGTTCAAGCATGTGATCAGCATCCTGACCGACAAGCTCAATGCCGATGGCTACACGACCGAGGTGATCAGCGGGGATGTGCCTGTGCACAAGCGCACCGACATCTTTAATCGCTTCCAGACCGAGCCCGAGGGCACCAAGGTACTTGTCATCCAACCACAAGCCGCCGCGCACGGTGTGACCCTTACAGCCGCCAATACGGTGGTGTGGTGGGGGCCGACATCCTCCCTTGAGACCTATGCCCAAGCCAACGCCCGAGTCCACCGTTCGGGTCAGCGACACCCATCTACAGTGGTACAACTGGTGGGGTCAGGTGTAGAAAGACACGTTTACAACTTATTAGATAATAAAATTGACGTTCACTCAAAAATAGTTGATCTTTACAAAGAAATACTTGAATAATCGGTAAAACGCCACTATAATAAAAACCCCAACAACAAACGGAGAACGAAGTGACAGAGAATCCTGACTATAAACAGCGCCGCGCTGAGGAACTGATGAAGTCGGTTCGCACGATGACAGACCTCAAGACTGCCATCATGCAGGGTATTCGCAAGGTGCATGCCGAGCGAGAACTCACCACACCGATTCTGCTGACCGCATTGGCTGAAGTCTATGCTTTGGCGGCAGTGGAGCATGGGGTGCCGTTCGAGAACTTTCTCGACCAAACCAAGCAAGCCTACGGACTTGCCATCGCCCATCAAAAACTCAACGAGGAAATCAACAATGACTGAGCCAACCGACACACCCACAGAAACCCCTGCCTTACCGCCCGAGAAGCTGGTCAGGGTGTACCTGAAGATGAAGGCCAAGCACGACGAGATGCGTGTAGCCTACGAGACCGAGGAGAAGAAGCTCAAGGGTCAGATGGACAAAGTAAAGTCTGCCCTCTTGGGTTTCTGTAAAGAGCAAAACGTAGACAGCGTACGCACAGGCGAAGGCTTGTTCTATCGCACCGTCAAGGTGAACTACTGGACAAACGACTGGGAGTCGATGCACAAGTTCATCGTTGAGCACAATGCGCCGCAGTTACTGCATGAGCGCATACATCAAACCAACCTCAAAGAGTTCCTTGAGGCCAATCCTGACACGTTACCACCGGGACTCAATGTGGATAGCGAATACACCATAACCGTAAGGAGAAAGTAATGAGTGAACCATTTGTGCCAATCGAAGACTTGGCCAAACAGTTTACGGTTTCGGTATCGACTGTTCGTGCATGGGTGCGACAGGGCTACATCCCCAAAGACACGTATCTGAAGATCGGTAACACCTACCGCTTCAACGTACCTGCGGTGGTCAAAGCCCTTTCAAGCGTACCCAAGGACGAACCGGAAGCACCAAAAGCCGTAGACCCCAAACTGCCTGTTCAACTTGAATTGGCATTCAACAACCCTGACGAAGATATTTAACTGGAGAAACGAAAATGAGTAACGAAATGACCCTGTTTGGAAAACCCAACAACGCCGCCCTCGCCCTTTTGAGCGGAGTAGAAGACAGCCTGACAAGTACCCTTGCGGGTGGCGGCAGTGGCAACAAGCGCATCAGCATTGAAGGCGGTGCATTCCGCGAGTATGTTGGTGGCAAAGAAGTTCGCGTGAGTGAAGAACGCTCAATGAAAGTCATCCTGATCAACGCCGCACCTGTGTCGCGTATGTTCTTTGAAGGC